GTTCCCCGAGCTGCTGTCCCGCTTGGCCTCTTACGCGCTGCTCCGACAGCGCGACGCGGTGCTTGTCTCCGCTCTTCGGCTTCGTGCTTTGGAGTGGTGCAAGCGTTCTGGGCTTGCCGATGAGCTCAGGCTGGTGGTCGTTGCCTCGGCCATTCAGTGCGTTTTTGAGGAGTCTTCTCGTGAGCTCGCTCTTGGCGAGTCTCTCGAGCTCCTCGGGGGTCGCCCACCCCGGTGGTTCCAACGAGCTTAGGCTCGTTCGTTTTGCTGTCAAGGCCAGTGTGTTGGAAACATTGACCTGCCCTTAGGCGAGGGTGCCGTCCTGGAGGCGGGCAGCGAGATGGTCTGTGACCAGAACCGCCGGAAGATGCGGGTTGCGTGGACGTCGGGGCTGGAGGGTACTTGGGTACCTGGCGTTCATCGCAATTGCCCTTGCAACGAGAGAGCGGCACTTTTGTGCCGCACTCTGGGCCCTGTACCGTGGCCGGATGATGCCCCTGTGGGCGACCGCTTCGCGCGGGCTTTTCGGAGTCTGCGTTTGGTGGCCGCGGGCTATTCGGGCCTTAAGATGGGCTTACTCGAAACGGCGGAAACTTATTCCGGTGCTTTACGCCGTAGGTATCTGGAGGCAGAAAGGAGCCTTAGGGCAGACGGGCCATTACGTCGGGACGACTGGGAGTTGTCCGCCTTTCTGAAGGCTGAGAAGATCGGACTGACCAAGTTCCACAAACCGCGGATGATATTCCCTAGGTCCCCGCGGTATAACTTAGTCTTGGCTTCTTGGCTGAAACCGTTTGAGCATTGGTTGTGGGGTGTACTCACACTCAAGCGGCTCTTCAGGGCCGATGAACCTGTTTGGCTTTCGGCCTTTGTGGCCAAACATGGTTCTTCTCGAGTCGTTGCAAAGGGCTTGTGTCCTCGGAGACGCGCTAACCTAATAGCGCGCAAGTTCAGGTCTTTCGAGGGGTGTGTGGTGTTTGAGGCAGACGGCAAGGGTTTCGAGGCCCACGTCAGTTCGAAGCAGTTGGAGCAGGAGCACGCGGTGTACCTTAGTGCCTACAGCGGCGCCAGGGGTTTGGCACGCGTGCTCGCCCACCAGAGGTCGCTCTCTGGTAGGACACAGCATGGGTGGAAGTTCGCGCGGCCTGGGGGTAGGGCCAGTGGCGATTTCAACACCGGCATGGGTAATACGCTGGTTATGTTGTCGTCTGTCGTGTCCGGCATCCCACGGGACGTTCCCTTTGACGTCTTAGTGGATGGCGACAATGCTCTTGTCTTTATGGCTGGAGCGGACGCGGCTCGCGTGTACCCCACTTTCCATTCTGCTGTGCTTAACCAATGTGGCCAAGAGCTGACGCTAGAAAAACCTGTCGTCCATCTTGAGGCTGTTCGTTTTGGACAGTCTGCTCCTGTTTTCCTTGGCCCTGGTTTGGGTTGGACCATGGTCAGGGATTACAGGAAGGTTCTTTCCGGCTTTGCCGCGAGTCATGTTTGGCTTGTGGAACCTGTCTTCGCACGTCGTTGGTTGCGCGATGTGTGTAGGTGCGAACTTTCTCTTGCGCGCGGTGTTCCCGTGTTGCAGGAGTTGTTTCTCAAGATGCTCCGCCACTACGGCCCTCTTAAGTCGGTGCATGGGGATGCGCTGGCTGACTATTTTGTGGTCGGTGCCTGGCTTGCAGATGAGGATGCTGCAGTCCCTGTCTCGCTCGAAGCGAGGCTCAGTTTCTCTCGGGCTTTTGGTGTGTCTCCGGACGACCAGTTGCTTATAGAACGTGGTATTGTGCCTTTTCATGGGGAAGGGCCCTTGGTTGAATACCCGGTCTTCGAGAGTGCGCTGTTGGCTGAGCCTGGTCTGTTGGAGACCAGCTGGGATGCCCGCCATTGAGATGGGGTAGCTGCGTGCAGCCCGTGCAGGTTGGTTAGTTGGAAACGGATCGTCGTTGCTCGTCGTGGCTTGGCACGGCCTGTGTATCGGCGGCCTAGTACATTTGTCGGCAGGTGTCAGACAGCCCTTGGGTGCAGTGCAGTTCAGTCTAGCGCGGCCCGGTGGGGCGGGGTTGTGCCTGTGTTAACCAACCACCGTGGTAGTGTTGTACGGAGTCCCCACTCCGGCCAGGAGAGTTGTTCTGTTGCTCCCTGGTTGTGATAAACAGAGGTCCCGCTTGGCCGCGGGTAGGGTACCTTAAACCCCCCCTCAGGAGGGGCACCGTGCGAAAATCCTTCGGGTGGGCCGCGCGG